CCATTCATCAAGTTTCTTTTTTATAAATATCAAACATGTTGAATATGACTGAAATTTTCTATCTTATTAACTTCAATTAAATTATCTACCATATCTCTCATTGATTCAACATGAGATATAATAATTGAAAAATCAAATTTTGTTCTAAAATATTCAAATAAATTTGTTACTGCAGAAATATGTTCTCGATCTAAACTACCCCATCCTTCGTCTATTGCTATAAAATTAGGTCTAGGTAATGCTGAAACATTAATTAATGCTACTCGAATTGCTAATGATGATATAAATCTTTCCATTCCAGAAGTTAATTCTAATGGCCAAAAATTATCTTCATCATAAATAATATATCCATTAATGTTTTTACCATCTGTATTTAATACCATATTAAAATCAACTACTTGATTTAAAACATTGTTTATTTCAGTTTCAATTTTTGGCAATGCTTTTTTAATTAATTCATAAGGAACACCATCACGCTTAACAGATTGTAAATAATATTCATATGCTTTATATTCTGTTTCTAATTGTTTGTATATTTCTAATTGTTCTAAAGCTGTTTTCTTTTTTGTTTTAGCAACTTCAATTTCACCATGATTAGATTTAATTTTATTAGTTATATTCTTTATTAATTCGGTAGTTTCTGATATATGTTTCTTTTTAGAATCAATTTTTTTATTTATAGATTCATTAAATATAATAGCAGATTCATTTTTACGAAATAATTCTTGTCTTTCAGCATTTGTTTCTAATTCAGATTCTTTTGTTTGCATATCACTCTCAAAAATTTGTAATTGTAATTCTTGTTTCTCAATTGAATTTTTTAAATTTATTTTTTCTTGATATTCATGAATTAAAGAATTTAATTTGTCAATTCGTTGTTGAAAGAATTCAGATGCTCCATGTTTTGTTTTTAAATGTAATTCGTTCCCTGGAAGTAATCTTTCTGCTTCTAATGCATCTTTTACAAATATATTTTCAATACAATACTTACATGTATGATCATATTCATGAGTCTTTAAATGATCTATTTTCTTTTTTTGTGAAGATATTAAACTTGTTAATGTACTTATTTCGTTTGATAATATATCTTTTTTCTTGATAATATCTGATAATTCATCTGATATTTTTTTAAATTGTTTTGAATCTATAGTTGTTTGATATGAAGATATATTAGATTTAGTATCATTAATTTTTATCTCTAATGAACTAATTTTAACGTCTATATTTTCAATATTTTGTATTAAAACTGTTTCTTCTTGTTGTAATTTATTAATAGAAGGCCCTTCATATGATATTGGTTGTTTTGATTCAATTAATTCTACTATTTCATTTTGTAAATTATTTCTTGATTCTTGTAAGTCGGTATCTCCTTTTTCTAATTCAATAATTTTATCTTGATTTTTTAAAATTATATCATCTGAATCTTTTATTATTAAGCCAAAATCAGTTTTCTTATATTCTTTTAGTTTACCAGATGTTTCTTTAATTTCTTCGGCAGCTAAATGATATAATTGTTCAAAAACTGTTGTGTCAAGAAACTGCGATAATAAATCTTTTCGTTCTCTTTGTGACTTTTCTATAAAATTATTATTATCTGCTTGTAAAGAAAATGCAGTTAAAATAAAGTCATCATATGTTCCTAAATATCTTCTAATACTTTTATTTGTATCACTTCGTTCTTCACCGTTTAAATTTTGATCTTCATTATAAAAATTTACATTAACTTTAACATGACCATGTTTTAACGTTATACCTTCTCTTTCAATAGTATATAATTTATCATTTAATTTGAATTTAAATATACCTTTGAATCCAGATTTTTTATTATTTAATACTTCTTTTGATTTACTTGTTTTACTACATTTATCAAATATTGTATATGTTATTGCATCTAACAAAGAAGATTTACCGGATGCGTTTGCTGCAAATAATCCTATAACGTCTGATAGTTTTGAAAAATCTACTTTATTTTTTTCTCCATAAGAAAACATATTATCAAATTCAAATGAAACCGGATACCATGTTACATTTCTTACAGATTCTAAAACAGGTAATTTAGAATTGATTGTTCTATTAATATGTCTAATTGCATCTAATTCTTTTTTATCTGCATCAGGATAATTTTCTTCAATAAATTGTGTTATTAAATTATTCTGATGTTCTACATCTCTAACGTTTCCAATTACAATTGATCCATTTTGATTATTTTCAATATGATTTACACTACGTTGTATAGATATATCTTGAACTTTATATTTTTTTCTGATTGTTGCAATTAGTTTTTTAATATCAGATGCATCTGTATTATTAAATTTAATTCTAACTCTTGGTTTTTTTGGAACTCGATATGGTGAATTAATAATTTTTGCATTATCAACTTCAAATGTAACATATCCATAATTATTTTCTATTTCTATGAATTCAGATGTACGATCAGGCAAATCCCAAACTAATATACCATGATCAAGTGCTTCTCCGTGGTTTTGTTGTATTAATGACCCAGGATATCCAATTGTTTTTTCTTTGTTTAAAAATTGAGCTGGCTTATGTATATCGCCTAATAGTGTTAAATCGTGTCCTTCAAATAAATCTGTTGTAACATGATCGTTTGATATTTGAAATCCAATATCTGTTTTTGCATTATGTACAGCTCCATGATGTAATGCTATTTTATAATGAGCATTGAAATCTTTAGCTCGAATATAATCTTTTGGAGCTACGTCGACGGCCATATGATTAAATACAACATTTGCAAATTTAAATAATCCATTTTCTTTTATAAAATGTATATTTGGATTATCAATAACATCTAGTATTGGTGATATTGCATCTAATCTATATAAATTATTTAAATTCATATCATGATTTCCTAATATAACAATAGTAGGAATATGAAATCCATTAAAAAATTTAGTTAACATATTAATTAATTCAGGAGACATATCTAATTTGGAATGTACAATATCACCAGTTATAACACAAATACTTTGATTGGTTGCATGTTGTGCAACATGTAAAAATAATGTATCAAACACTTCTTGATATTCTTTATGTCTCTTTAATGTGCGTATATGAATATCTGAAACGTGAAATATTTTATCAATTGACGTTATATTTGTTTTTAATTTTTTTATTTCCATAATGAGTCTATTTTTAACTCCATCATTCTTTCAAATGAGAATTGATATGTGTCTTCTAATTTTTCAGTTATTTTTTTATATCCTAATTCATTTGGATCTTTATCTGATAATTCTACAAAATATACATTTAATCCTTCGGCCATGAATTTTTTTGCTATTTCTATTGCATTATTTATTGCATCTGAATCTAAACATATGTATATATCTTTAACATGTTCTTCTATAATCTTTTTTTGTAATATTGGTTGTATAATTTTTCCAAATAATGGAATTGCATTTCTTTTTATTGTAATCGCATCAAAAGCTCCTTCACACAATATAATTGGCTCATTCCAATTAATTAACATTTCAAATCCAATTATATCTTTCGATGTTTGAGGATTTTTATGTTTATGTGGATCGCTTTTATAATAAGCTCGTGATACAAAATAATTTAATTGACCATTTATATCATAACTAGGTATAATAATTTTACCAGAATATTGACCAGAGTCTGCATATCCGATTCTATATCTAATAATATCAAAAATATTAATGCCTCTAGTTTTTAAATAATGAATTGCATTTCTATAATCTGGTGTTTTCTTTTCAATCCATAACGGCTGATATTCGTTGGGAAGTTGTAATGAATATTCAATTTTTGTTTCTTTAGTATCTCTATATTTTGAGACTTCAATTATTCTATTAAGTTTATCGAATTTTTCTTTTGGTAAATTTAATTGTTTAAACAATGATCTAATCGATCGGCCTTTTTTATCAGATATCCAACAATGCCATGCATTTTGTCCTTCGCTAGTAGTATTTAAATCAATTTCTAATTTAGGTTTATAATGTGAAGTAAACGGAGAGAAAAATGCAATATTAGTCCCAGAAGTTTGTTTGCCTTTACCTAGTACAGATTCTAGCAATTGAAGTAGTTTAAGATTCTTCATATAATCTATTATAATAAAATTTACTGAAAGATCAAAAGTATTGGTATTATATATGTTAGACACAATTAATCGGTCTAACGAATCATCATTTAATAATATACATAACAATATATATTACATTAAACGATTTCATCTTTTTATTAACTTACATTAAAAAAATAATGAATATTTTTCAAAGATCCAATTATAATGCAAAAAATTTTGTTGTAACTGGTGTTTCTCCTTCTTTACAACATTCACTTAACCATTCAATTGGCATATCTTTTTTTGCAACGTGTTTAATACCTAGTTTTAAAGCATATGCTTCATACGTTGTTTTTGAACCTTTTGATATCTTCTGATTTGGATTCTGAAATATTATTCTTAAATCTATATCAGGATTTGAAGCTAATATATTTTTCATTTTTTGTCTATCAGTACTTGTCCATCTACCTTTAGTTTCAATATACATTGTCTTTCCATCTTTTTTTGTAAAAATAAAATCAGGTGTATATTTTGAGTTCTTTTGTGGAACTATATATTTTAATGTTTCTGTTTCATAATTAACAGGATATTTTGCTTCTTTAATTTGATCTGCAACTTTTAATTCTAAGCCAGATCTATATCCGTATTTATATGCTGCTTGTCGTTGCTTATTATTAGAGTGCCAATGATTTTTCATAACTTTCCTTTACCAGTCTATCATAACTAAATTACCATTCCATAACATGATATTTTCAGGTCTAAAATCTAATGATAATTCTAAGTCTCCAATTCCGGTTTTTTTAACTTGTTGTTCTAATGCTCTTAAAAATGTAATAATTCTTGGAGAATAATTTCTTGAAGCTTCTGTATTTAAAAAATTAAATATACTTGTTTCTAATCCTTGATTTTGAGCATATTCTTTATAATCATTATAATAACGATTTAATTCAGATTTTAAATTATCTGTTAAATTTGAAGCTCGGCTCATTATATACATATTTTTTTGTGAGTCTGAATAATGCACAGGAATAAATGCATCAAATTCATTAGGACGTCCAACTATAACATCAGCTACAGCTGTTTCTTCTGGCTCTGTTGTTATTTTAAATAATAAATCTTCACCATTAATAGAATACACTTTTCCGTTATCACCTTGAGCTAAAAATGTTAATTCTTTATTTTTTATTTTAGATAATAATCTATCAGCTTCTTCTTCTGATATTTCATTTAATATGTTCTTTAATTTAATCATCTATAAATTTACTTTTGGTTTATCTAAATCTATTTTCAAAGAAAAATTTAAATCAATATCATTTCTATTTTTTATAGTAGAGCCTGTTTTTCCAATCATTAATAATTGTCCTTTATCATTATATAAACCAATTGTAGTTATATAAGGATTAAATGCACTCCCAGTTGCAAACGATTTCATATTAATATTGTCATCTAACAATGTAGTAGGATTTAATGTTGCGTTAAAATCTCCCGAATCAATTGTTAAAAATACAGAATGTTCAAACCGTCTAACAGTACTTTTATATGTTAATGTATAATCAGAATTAATTAAATCTTTATAAAGATAATTTGGACTAGAAATAATAAAAAATCCAGACTTATCAAAAACATTACCAATTCGATTCGTTTGTAATATTTGATTTGCTGATTCTGATCTATTTCCTAATGAGTTAATTTGTTCTTGCGATAATGATTTATTATATACACGTATTTCATCTAAATATGCATTTAGATAGCTAGAGCCTATATTATCTGTTTGATATCCTCCAATTGATAAATTATTATCATTATTAATATATGCAGACGATGTTGTTAAAC